CAAGGCCGGGCTGGTGCCGGCGGTGGGGATTACGTTCTAATGGCACATACATATTGCGCAAACGAGTTCAACTCGACGCCGTTCTCTAGCTGCTGCGGAACGGCGAGCATGGGATCGACATGCTCTCGGTGCGGCGAGGCAATTACGCACCACCAGCATTCGCCAGCCGTATTGCGGGCCCTTCAACTTCAACGCGCCGGCCGTTGCGGGATGTGTGGGAAGCCTCGCGGCAATCCCGCCATCACCGGAAACTGTCACTGTTGATACAGGATCAGAAAATGAACCCCTTCGACGACACCGCCACGGTCAGCGATGACCAGTTTCGCGACGACTTCAACCTGTCCGGCGAGAAGCGCGAGCGGCCCGACCCAATTATCGTTGATATGCCACAACGGGCAGCGGCGATCATCACCGCCCCAGGCTTCTACCCGTCGCTATCGCCCGACGACTATTTCGCCGAACCGTGCCCCGGTCCCGCGCTGACGAACAGCACGATCAAGGTGGCGGCGAAGCCGGGCGCGGCTATGGCGAAGGTTGCCTATATGCACCCGGCGATCGGTCAGCCGCCCGAGGAGCGCAAGTCCACCGCCGCGCAGTATCGCGGATCACTGGTGCATCGTCTCGCGCTCGACAAGGGCAAGGATTTCGCGATCAGCCCCTATGAGGCGTATCGGTCGGGCGAGGCGAAGGCGTGGAAGGCGGGCATAGAGGCCGCCGGACAGATGCCGGTCAAACAAGGCGAGTTCGACGTTGCCGAGGAGATGGCCGCCCGCATTCGCCCACTGATCGTCGAAGCGTGCGAGGGGCATCCGTACCAGACGGAAGTCGTGATCGCGTGGCAGGAGCATGTCCCGCTGATCGGCGATCTGGTCGTGCCGGTGTGGTGCCGCGCCATGCTCGACGTGTGGTGTCCCGCCCTTGGCCTCGCGCTCGACGTAAAGACGTGCCGGGCCGCCGACGACGATACGGTAGATCGGGCCTTTTCGGACGGCTACGCGATACAGGATGCATGGTATCTGCGCGGCCTCAACGCGCTGGCGGCCGACACGGAGAAGGGCCGCGCGCGGTTCGGCTTCCTGTTCGTCGAAAGCGAGGCCCCCTATCTGGGGCGCGACGTGTCGGCATCCGAAGGCTATCGCCACGCGGCGAAAATGCTGATCGAACGCGCGCTCTGGCAGTTTGCCCGCTGCCTCCATCACAACGAATGGCCGGGCTACGAACCGCACCGCGCCGCGCCGACGCCTTGGTTCCTCAAGGCCGCCGAAGCTATCTCGCAGGAGAATTGATCGTGTCCATCAAGATGCCCAATCGTACCTTCACAGCCTCCCCCGCGCGCCGCGAGAAGGTGCCCTTGCTGATCGGCCTTACCGGCCCTTCAGGCGGCGGAAAGACGTTCACCGCTCTGCGCCTCGCCACTGGTATCCAGACGGTCAGCGGCGGCGAGATTTTCTTCATCGACACGGAGGCGCGGCGCGCGCTCCACTACGCTGACAAGTTCAAGTTCCAGCATGTCCCGCTCGACGCGCCGTTCGGCTCGCTCGATTATCTGGCGGCCATCCAGTATTGCGCGCAGCAGGGCGCGGGCGTGGTGGTGATCGACAGCATGTCGCACGAACACGAAGGCCCCGGCGGCATGGTCGATCTGCAAGATCAAATCCTGACGAAGATGGCCGGCGACGACTTCGGCAAGCGCCAGCGGATGCAGATGCTGGCGTGGGCGGAGCCGAAGGCGAAGCGGCGCGCGCTGATCAACGGCATCCTGCAATTGAGCGTCAACCTGATCTTCTGCTTTCGCGCGAAGGCATCGTCGAAGCCGGGTAAGGATGACAAGGGGCGGTCCGTGGTCATCCCACAGGGCTACGTGCCGATCGCCGGCGAGGAGTTCGTGTTTGAGCAGACGATGAACGCGCTGCTGCTGCCTGGAGCGGGCGGGGTGCCGACGTGGGGGTCTGACGAGCCGGGCGAGCGCAAGATGATCAAACTGCCCGAACAGTTCGCCGCCCTGCGCGACTACAACGGGCCGCTGACGGAGAAGATCGGCGCGAACCTTGCCAAATGGGCGGCCGGCGGCGACAGTGTGCCCAGCGCCCCTCGCACGGAGCCGGAAGGTCGCGCCGAAGCCTACCACGGCGACCAGCACGACGGCGCGCTCGACGACCACCCGATGCGCGCCAAGGCCGACGACATGATCTTGCGGCTCCAGCGCGCGGAGGTGTTGGGCGACATTATCATGCTGGAGGCGAACTTTGCCGACCATAAGGAGGCCACGCCTGACGAGATTGTGGCGGAGGTCGAGCGGGCTATCGATACGGCGAAACGCCGGGTGCGGGGGGAAGCGTGATCGACCAGTACCCAGCGGCGCTATTCCAGCGCCGCGACCGGCTTGCGGCGGAGTTGCGTGAGGTGGACGCCCACCTCGACGCGGCCCGCCGCGCGTGGAGCGAGCAGCAGGGCTATCTAATGCCCGTGCGATCTGAGGTGTTTAGGCAGGAGGTGGAGCATGGTCGGGTATCTGTGGCGCAAGCTGGCGCTCTGGCGGATGCATCGCCGGATCAACGCGGCGGAGGCGGTTCACGGGCCGGCAGTCGACCGCATCCTCGACGCCCGTGATCGGCTGGAAGTGATGGCGGAGGAGCGGCGCAACAGCCCGGCGATCCGCCAGTATCGGAAGCGGCGCGCGGCGGCGATCAAGAACCGCCCGCCGCGCCCGCCACGGGTCAGCCGGCTCGCTTGACGATCTGCCGCAGGGCTTCGGCCTCCAACGCCTCCCCCAGCGCCTCCTTCGCGGACGCTGGGGTTATTTTTTCCTTCGCCGCTGCCTTGCCGAGCGCGGGCAGAACGATGCGCTTGAGGGCGAACCGGGCGATGATGCCGATGGGCAGTTTCATGCGCTCTTGCCTCCCACAACGACGGCGATGCTGTCATCGACGTGATCGGCGATCTGCGCCGTCGTCTGCTTGGCACGGAGCGACAGCAGCGCCCGCCAGCCGCTCGCCAATATCGGCAGGGCGATAGCGAGGAACGTCGCGCCGTCCGACGACTGGAGCCATTGCAGGATTGCGGTGAGGTCGTGCGCGCCAATCAGCTTGATCAGGATCGGCAGCGCGGCGGCGATGACCAGCACGTCACGCGCGAGGGTGCCGGCGATGGCCGGCCCGGCGCTGGCGTTGACGACGATCGGGGTGGGTTCGGTCATGGCAAGATCAGTCCTTTCGCTTTGGCGGTGCGGGCCTGACGATCCGCCAAGCCGTTGACGCCCCCGTTTATCTTCCGCGTGATCGCCTCCAGATCGTCAGCGTCCGCGAGCGCGTTGATACCACGATCCGCCCAATATTTCGCGGCCACCAGAATGCCGATTGCGGGCATGGCGACCAGTTGCGGGTTCTCCTCGAAATCCAGCCCCAGCGCCTGCCCGTATTCGCGGTAGTTGGCGCGGCCGGTTAGCTGGATCGGCCCGCGCCCGTGGTAGCGGATGCCGTCACCGGCGACGACGTTGCCGAGGCGCTTGGCGACCAACGGGCGGTCGCCGTCCATGTCGTACATGCGCTTGAAATAGGCGTCGCCGCCAATCTCCTCCATGTACGCGTAGCCGGCGCTTTCGTGCGCGGTCTGGCCCATGAAGTGAGCGAGCCGCAGCGGGTTGTCGGCGATACCGTAGGTTCGGAAGTGGACGTTAGCGCCCAAGGCGAGCGACGAAGCGCGCGCCGCTGTTGCGCCCATCGCCTTGAACAGCGCGGTGAAGGTTCCCCGCCCCGGTAGTCCGTCCGCCGTCACGCCAAGGCGCTTCTGCATCGGTCGCCAATCGGTCATTCGTTCACTCCTCGCACGTTCGCCAGCCGGGCAAGGGCATGGCTGAATGGGTCTTCCGCGCCTAGCGCAGACGCCGCCAGCCCGATCAGCTCGCGGCTCTGGCCCACCGCCGGATTGCCGGGCGCGGCGGCTTCAAGCGCATTGGTCGACGTGACGGCGGCGTTCATCAGAAACGACATGGCCTGCCCCAGGCGGGACAGGCGCTCCTCCATTCGATCGAACCGCGCCTCGACAGCCGCTTTTTCGGTCGCGATGAACTCGGCGGCGGCGGCCTTGTCGGCTGCGTCGGCGGCTCGATCTTCGCGCTCGGTTTCGGCTCCTGACTTCTTCGCTGCCGCCCATTCCTTGATGTATTCCGGGCCGCGCTTGACGATCCAGACGGTCGCGATTGCGACCTGAATTAGCAGAATGCCCCAGATGCCATAGCTGCTCGGCGACCAACCGTGGATCGCCACCGGCACCAGTTGCTCGGCCGCCTTTGCAGCCGCTGGTTTCGCGGCATCAAGCACTGCGGCGGACAGTCGAGCAGACGATCAGCATGTAGAGGCCGGCCGCGAAGGCGAACACCTGACACACCAACAGCGCGTCATTGTCGCCGGGCGCGAACGTCTGCGTCGCCGAATAGGTCAGCCGGTTCAGACAGAGCAGCCACACCGCCGACATGACGCGCTCGCTCGGTTGCGCCGCGCTGCCTAGCCGCAGCGACTTGCGAAACGGCTTCCAAAGATACACCAGCAGCGCCATCCAGAGCAGACTAGTCAGCACCCGCATCACCTCCACTGAGTTCATAGATCGCCCTTTCCAGCGCGCCCCAGCATATCAGCAGGATGTGATACGCTCCGATCAGCGCCATAATAGCGCCGACCAAGCGCATATAAATAGCCCCCTGTTAAAACGACGAGTTGCCCCCACGCCGTATATGACAATTGCCAGTAATAGGCCCACTGCGGCACTTCACCTTGATCAGTGAAGAACCCGTAATGCGCGTGCGCTATCAGTTGGATTGCGTAAATTGCAACGACGAAAATCTGCGTGCGCGTCCGCCGCATCGCGAATATCGCAATCGCGGAAAGGTAGTCCGTGATCGTTGAGAACAGCCATGGGAAAGGATCGCCTGAGAACCATCCCATGAAAAGATTGGCGGACCAGTTGGCGAGCAGGATTGCCACTGTTCCCGTCAGCCATTTGCAGTCGGAAACGAGGCCGACGATCAGCAGCATCAGCATGGCCGACAGGAACAGCAGCACCATCACCTACCCCTTACTTCGGGTCTTTCGGGGGCGGCGGGGGAGGCGGCGAGGTGTTGCCGCTGTCGGCGGTCTGGAAGCCGCCCTCCCCATTCTTCGGCTCGTGGGCCGGCTTCGGCTTGTCGGTCATGGCAGTCCTCCGTTGATGGAGGCGCAGCTATATCACCGCCCCCGGCTATGCCCAATCCCACATCGACAGCGCCCACTTGCTGTTGCGGGGGTCGATGCGCTCGTAGGCTTCCAGCTTGCGGAATAGACCCCAATGAATGCGCTCGTTCAGCCCTTCCGTCTGCGCCGGGTTCTCGACCATCAGGAACGACCGCGTTGTGCGGAGTCGTTTGACGATCTGGAATAGCTGGCGGCGCTCGGCGTCCTGCAAATCGCCGAATGTCCAACTGTAGCCGGTCGTTGCCACGCCCTCGTCAATGCCGAAGCCGCCACCGAACAGGCGCTCGACGCTGCCGGTATCCTCGATCAGGCCGCCGCCGCCGCGCTCCTCGCCGTATTCGGTTTGAAATGATAGGCCGAGGGCAAGCACGCCGATCTGAAACGGAATGCTGCTAGGGCCGTTGTTCGTGTCGATCCGCCAATAGCGAGACGTAAGCGGCGTGCCTTGGGAAAACCCGTGATAGGGTGGGCCGTAGCCAGGGGCAGCTATAATTTGTGCCGGCATCAGCACGCCCGTATTCGCACCGGCCGCGTCAGTCGTAACGACAGACCATTGCTGGCCCGCTGTGGCGGTATGGTAGCCCATATATGCTGTGTCTAAGGTAACGGTTGCCCCAAAATCCAAGGCGATGCTGCCGGTTTGATCGGTTGTTGCCGCCTCTTTGGGGTTCGGCGTTAACGCCCGCGCCAACTCCTGCCGCCCCAAAACAGTCTTAGCTGCCGTTGGCTCGACTATGCAGATGCCACGGCCCATTACAGCGCCTTCAACACGGTAAGCGTCGTCACCTGCGGCCCATCGCTTTCCGATGCGCCAACGACGAACACATTGCCACCGCCCTCGTAACCGAGCCGATCGCCATTTATCCGCACGCACTGCCCGATCAGCCCGCCGAGCAGCCCAGGCACCGTCACGACATCGCGCACCAGCGGGCCTTGCAGCGCGGTTGCTTGCGCAGCCGCCACGGTCCGCGCGTCGGCTTGCGTCGCGAGCGGCGTGATCACGTCGCTGTCTCCGGCCACCGCCGACCACTTGCCGTCCGCCCCGGCGACGGTCGCGCTGACATATCGCGCATCGGATTTCAGCCATGATGCTAAGGCAGGATCGACCGTTGCCATGTCGGCTCCTCGGGTGGTTGACGATGCGCCTTAATCGCGCATTCGGCGCGGCGCGGCAATGGTCAGGACGTAGGCCATGTGCGCGCGTCGAAGATGGCCTTTTGCGCGGTGGCGGTCGTGGCCGCTCGCATCTGGCGTTTCAGCTTCTGCGCGCGAGCCGCGATCTTCTGCGTCAGCGCCGTCCGCTTCATCGCGTCTTCCCATCGGGTGATGACGACGGGCAAGGTATCGCCAGTTTCATCGACTTCTGCCAGTGACCACGCGAACCGCTGGCGCGTCTCAGGGCTGGTCAGCGACGACAGGATTGATGCTACCAGCGTTGCCGACATGCTGCGGTAGTCCCGCACCTCGCGCGCCTTGTTGGCGTACTCGTATTTGATCTCCTGCCCGGTGGTGAGCAGCGGGCGCATCAGCATCGTTCGCTCGTCGTCGATCATGTCGAGCATTCCTTGCAAAACCTGCGCGGGAGACGCAACCGCCTGCGCCAACGCCACAAACGCGCCGGTCGCTCGATTATATTGCATCGTGCCGGGCGTGAAATTGGTGTTCGATAGCACCGTGCTTCCGCCCGGCGGCGTGTTCAGCGCAAGGTCGCGCTGATCGGACACGTCCACATAGCTGACGAGGATGTTGCTCGCGTCGAGCTGCGCATAGCGGGGCATTACTTTTTGAACTCCGACACGAAGATGGTCCCGTATTCGATCAGGTGCGGGTCGCCGCTGCCATAGCCATTGTTCGCGCCGATACTCGCGGTGAAGGTGAATGGGCCTGTCCCTAAATCCTGTCGTGCGATCAAGATGCTGAAACCAATTTGATTGCCCCGCAGACTCGACACCTTCACGCCGCTTGCAAGTACAGTTTGATTGGCGGCCACCGTGAGCAAGGCTTGAGTGCCGGCCGGCGCGAGTGATCCAAGCGTAACGATACCACCTACGTCTATGCGCACCATGCCGCCGCCATACAGATTGATGCCTATGGAGGCGAATTGCACTGATTGCGTCGAGAATGTGATGCTGCCGTTCGTTTGTCCTACCGTGTTGGTAATCGCGTTATTCTTAACCTTGATCGTGTCGACCTCCAAATCCTTGATCTTGGCCGAGATGATAATGGCGTCCGCGATCTGCGCGCTACTGGTGATCAGGTTCTGCGAAAACAGGTCGCCGCCAACCTTATTCCACGCCCCGTTGAGCCAGTAATAATATTCTTTCGACGTGGGGCGATACCATGTCTGACGGTCGAACTGACCGGGGCCAGGATTAGCGTCCTGCACGAAGCCAAAGGGAGGTGGGCCTTGCGGGCCGGGCCCGCCTGTATCGCCCTTATCGCCTTTGTCTCCAGGGTTGCCCTTATCCCCCGTTGCTCCCTTGTCCCCGGTTGCACCCGTGTCGCCCTTCCGGCCCGTGATAGCCGCCGTAAAGCCCTCCAGCGCCGACAGCGCATCGCGCCACTTCTGCCGATAGGTCGGCCCGTCAATCGGCGTGTCGACGGTCGTGTCGTTCCATGCAGGGGACAGGCCGCCGAGGTACGTATCAAGCGCAGACACGGCCGCATTGGCGCTGTCTCGCGTCGCGGTCAGGTCGGAAGGCGAGCCGAGCGTGACGTACTTCTGATTGAGCGCGTTCAACTGGTCATGCGACTGCTGCCAGCGGATAATTTCGGGCGGCTTCTCTCCCCGCGACAGGATGCCGTCGCTGACGATCGCGTCGATCGTAGACAGGATGTTGCCGACCGTGATCTTGAGGTCCGCACCGGTCGTTCCATCGGGGAACAGCACGTCGGTGGCGAGGATCGCGGCGCTGATTTCGGACGGCGAATGGATGCGATTGTTCCGCTGGAAGCCGACGCGCCGGGTGCGCAGCGGCGGGAACATCACCTCGCGCTTGATGGTGTCGGCGGTCAGAGTGGCGGTGGGCGTGTCGAGGTTGAAGCGGCGGAAGGTGAGCGCGCCGGCCCCGTCCACTGTCCAGGCCATCAGCAGCGGGTTCAACAGCCGGTCGATAGCCTGCGCGGCGGTTTCGTTGCTGTCGGATACGAGGATGCCGGATGCATAGTTTGCCCAGCCGGTCGCGGCCGGGAGATTGGCGACGGTGATGCCTGTTGCATATTTGCCGGCGATCATGGAGGCGAGGTCGGCCGGCGACAGATTGTTGGCGTAGCTGCCGGTCAGATCGGCCGTCAGCGGCCCCACGGGCGTCGTCCACCACTTCACGCACGCAATCGACGGTGCGACGACTGCGCCCCCCTGCGGTGCGGTAGCGTTGCGAAGGGCGGTCAGTGTTGCTGCCGCCGACCCCTGCCACGAGACGGAGGTCAGCGGCCCCGCAAGGCCCTTGTCGCGCACGGCGTCTATCGTCGTAACGGCGTTCGGCGTGGTCGGATCGCCGAACTCATAGATGCTGTTCGCCTTGTCGAGCAGGAAGCCCTCGACGTTGAACACGCGCCCGAACGCGACGCGCTTGACGCGCCCGGTAGCGTCGTCTCCGCCCTCAAGGTCGCCTGTGCCAGCGAACGTCTTGGACGCGATCGGCGTATCGAGCGACACAGACAGGTCGGAAACAGTCAGCGTGATCGCGCCGCCTTCCGACACCGCCGAGGATACGGTGCCCGCCAGCACGACAGGATACGTCGTGGCCGTCTCGTCATCGCCCATGCGAACGGTAATCGCGGCCTTGTCCCACACCAGCCCGCCGAGATACGACGCATATGCCTTGTCGCTGGGGAAGATGCGCAGGCTGGCAGTCGAGGGAAGCGTGCGGCTGGTGAAGCCGCCGGCGTCGAAGCCGATCGCGGCGGACATGCGCGGCACCGTCGCCACGCCGCCGCGCCAATCGCCGAACCCGAGTTGATCGTAGGCGCGCGATCCGCCACCCGCCACCCGCACGTCTACCGTCGCTCCTGTCGCGGCGATGCGGGGTTTCGCTTGGACAAGAACGACGGTGGTCAAGGCGCTGTCTCCTATTGGCTTGAGGCGGTCCGTAGCACGGAGCCGTAATTCGGTGTAGCGCCCGAGAAGCCGCCGAGGCTGGTGACGGCGTTGATCAGCGTGTCGATCTTCGCGTTCTGGATCGCGATCAGGTCGTTCGTCTCATTCACCGCCGCCGTGGTCGCTGCCTGCGCCGCCGTGGTAACGCCGGCCGCTTCGTTGACCCGCTGCCGCTCCATTTCGATCACGCGCTCTGCCGCCGTCTGCGCGCCGGCCCGGTCGCCAGAATACTGCCCGCCGGCCGTGCCGAAGCTGTCACGGGACAACGCCACCTTCTGCGCGAGCAGGTTGGCTAGCTGGTCGGCCGCGCCATCCTTGCCGGCTTCCGCGTCGGCCTGGACGGTGGCGATCTGCCGCGACAGCGCCGCCAGCCGCTCGACCGGCGAGCCTTCCGCAAGGTCGCCGAACTTGAGCGCGTCGAGGAACGACGACAGGCCGCCGATGCGTGACTTGAGCGTGTCCTCGATCAGCTTCGTGCGCGCCTCTACGTTGTCGCGCTCCACCGCCGCCACGTCGAGGCCATACGCCTTTGCCAGCCGCAGCCGCTCCTTGGCGCTGTTCGCCTCCGTATCGAAGATGCCCGCCAGGGTGCCGTTCAGGCCGCGTAACCGCGTTTCGAGCGCCTTGACGCCCAAAGCTTCACTGACCGCCTTGTTCACGTCCGCGCTACCGCGAACGGCGCGCTGCATAGCATCCGACAGGCCAGTGATTGCACCGTCGAGGATGGCATCGCGCAGGGCGGCGTTCTGCGCCTCCTCTTGCGTGTCAAATGCCTGTACGCCGGTCAGCTTACCGCGCCCGGTGGTATCGACACGGTACGCACCGGCCTTATGGCCCGGACGGTAGCCGATCGATACATTCGCGGTGCCCAACCCACCGCCGAGTTGCGCGGCGATCTGGTTCAAGCTGTCAGCGAGGCCGCCGCCCAAGGCGTTGGCGTTGTTCTTCGCCTCACGTCCGTAGCCGGTGGCCGCGCCGGCTGACGCAATGCCATCGGCGAAATTGAGAGTGGACGATGCCTGCTTGTCGCGCTTGAACAGGCCGCCGACAACGGAGCCAAGCACGCCGCCAATAGCCGACCCGATCGGGCCGCCGAATGAGCCGAGCGCGCCGCCGATCGCCGCGCCGGTGTTCGAAGTCTTGAGGCCGAGCGCCTTGACCAGTGGTGCGGCTATGTTGGCGGTCGCGGCACCCGTGGCGGCCCCAGCGATGGCCTTGCCACCATATTGTCCGAACGATGCGCCGATGCGCTTGGCGTTCTCCGGATTGGTGAACGCGCCGGCCACCTTGGAACCGATGCCGCTCAAGGCGCGCTCGAATAGCGACCCGGAGGTGAGTGCGCCGCCCGCGCTGCCGCCGCCGCGCCGGCCCACCACGACGATATCGCCGGTGCCAGGATCGATCCCGCTTTGCGCCGATGGGCCGGTAGGGCCGCGATAGCCCGCCAACAAGCTCGCCAGTGAGCCGCCGCCCGCCGCCCCGCCGCCAGTGACGGCCGATGCCGCGCCGTTCAACGCCGCCGTGAACCCGCCGAGCGCGGCCGTGGCGTCGTCTACCGGCGGCTTGAAGTTGGCGACCGCCTCCCCCGTTGCGCGGGTCTGGTCAGCGGCGACTTTGACCGCATCGGCCATCCGTTCCGAGGCGTCCTTCACGACGCTCGTTCCGTTCACCTGATCCTCAAGCTCACGGAACACGTCACCGAAGATGCTGTCGAACAGCTTGCGGCCTTGCAGCGTCTGGAACGCGTCGAGCAGCTTGCCGGGCGACTTGAGCAGTTGTCCCAGGTCGCCGCGCACGAATGCCTGTGTGGCATCCTCCACCACGCCCTTGATGCCGCCAAGCGCCTCCAGATACTTGGCGTTCTTCTCGCGCAGCACGTCCAACTCGCGCTGTTGCGCGCGCATGGCTTGGACCGTCGCAAGCACACTGTCTTTCTGCTGATCGGTCAGCGGCCCCATCTGTGCCTGTAGCTGCTGCACGACACGGAGGGCGTTGGCTTCGTCGATCCGGCCGGCGCTGGTCAGGCGCTGCACCGTAAGCTGCTCGTCCTGCGCCTTGAGATAGTCGCGGAACGGCTTGGTCAGGTTGTTCTCGATCAGCGGTTTCAGTGCGTTCGCGTCGTCGATCAACTGCTGAAAGTTGGGCGGCTTGCGGCGGCCGAGATCGTCGATCAGGTCGTCGAGCTGGCGCAACTGCTTGTTGACGTTGGCGATGACCGGCGGGGTGGTGTCGAACTGCTCCGCAAGGGACGCCAGCCGATCGGCCGCATCTCGGCCGAATTCATCTACGGCAGCGGTGGATTTCGCCTTTCGAACGGGTGGCTTTTTCGTGGGCCCATCGCGGCGCAGAGCTCCGGCGAGTTCCTTGTCGTTCAGCGATTTGTCGATCAGGTCAGCAATTGCCGTTTTCGACTCTGCCGCCGCATCGTCAAGCAACGCTTTTTGGAATTCTTGGCGATTGGTGCCGGTGCCAGTGAAGTCGAGCCGCTGCGACGCGCTCAACACCTGCTCACGGGTCGTCTTGCCGGCCTGCAAATCAGCGACCACGCGTGATAGATTTTCCGCATTGGTTCGCCCTTGGACGGACCCGCCTATCGCGCCGATCAACTGCGCGGCAAGACCGCCCGGCGCACCCAAGCCCGCCTTGACCCGATCCTTGATCGAAACCGATCCGACATTCTCGAAAGCGTCGCTCGCGTCCTGCTTATTTTGCAGGGCCTCAGTGCGCAGGTTGATCGCGGTCAAACGAATGTTGAGGCGCAGCAATTCGTTGGACGCCGCCAACTCGCTGTTCTGCTTTTTCAGCTTCCCAGTGGTCAGGTCGAATATTTCGCCGAGCGCTGATTGTGCCGCACCCAAGCCGGTAGATTGCAACTCGACCGCTTTCGCGGCCTCTTCGGCCTTGAACAATTCCGCGACTAGCGGGGCGACCAGCGACGCGGCGACGGTAAGTGCGGCACCCCAGGGGCCGGCTAGAAATGACGCGAACTTGCCGAACTTAGACCCGGTGTTGGTGACTTTTTCCGCTACGCCTGAGACATCTTCGCCAAGACCCTTGACCTGATCGCCGGACTCGTCGGCGCTTTCCCCGGTTTGCTTGATGCCTCCGCCAGCCGTCGCGCTGACGTTTGCGATGTCGGCAAGGGCGGAGAATAGCTGACTGGACTGCTGCGAGAAGGCGCGCACGAAGCTGGTTCCGGAAGCCACCTGCACGCCGATGTCTTGCAACTGATAGCCCAGATTTTTGTACGCGGCTTGCGCTGCATTTGCGGAGTTGCCGCCAGCCGCAACCGCCGCACCAAGGCGGGCAGAACCGCCGGCGACACGCTCCTGCGCCTCCTGCAATTTCAGCGAAGCAAGGGCGGCTGCGGCTGCTGATCGCTCAGCCTGCGATGTCGCGGAAGCAAGACGCTGCTCGGCGATAGCGGCTCGCGTCGCAGCGGTAATCGCGCGCGACCGCTCAGCCGTCTGCTTGACAGTTTCCGAGGTCGTGACGGACACCGCGCGCATGGCCTCGGTCTGCCGGGCGGCAAGAGCGCGACTGTTTTCTCCAAGACGGGCGGAGGCCTTGGCGCTGCTTTCCGTCGCGCTTTCGAGTTCCTTGGCGGTGTTCGCCGCGCCCTTCGCCGACGCGCCGAGATTATCTAGCGCCTTCGCCCCCTGATCGGCGGCGCGCTCCAACCCGGAAGCGTCGGCGGTGATGCGGGCGGAAAGGTCAAAGGCCATGCGGAACCCCTATCTGGTGGCCCCTCCTACCGCTTCCGCGCCCAATATTCCATTGCGGCCGCTTCCATGATCCGCACGTCAGGGAAAGCGGCGCGCAGCTTCTTCGGCTTGATACCCAGCAACCGGGCCGATGCCTCTAGGCCGGGGCGGCTGATCCCGGCGCGGATGAAGCCCGCCATACCTGACAGCCATACCCATTCCGCGTCACAGAGCAGGGCGAAGGCGTCACGCATGTCGGGCCATACCGGGATGCTGTCGGGGTCGTCGCCAGTTTCGCCGAAGGCGCGCGGATCGACGTTGAACCGCGCGCACTCCTGTTCCCACTCGGTCAGTTCTGCGGCGGGTTGCTCTTGCTGATCGCGTCCTTCGGCGTCGCGTCGGAAGGCTCGACCGCCGGCCCATTGGCGGGCGAGCCTGCGGAGTTTCCCTCCCGCAGTTCCGCCTTGCCGCTCCAGGCTTTCAGGTACGCGTTGCCGAATGCGTCGGCGAAGCCGGGCACCTGCAACAGCTTGTCGATATTGGCGTCGGTGAACGGCAGGCTCTTGCCGTTGGCAACCACGCCGCGCCATTCCTTCGCCACCGCCTTGAATGTCGATCGCGCATGATCGGCGCGGGCGGCCGCATCGGCATCCTCTGCGAGCGCACCGCCGGCTGCGATCCAGTCGTTCAGCGGGTCCACATCGAGCAATTCGATCTGCACGTCGACGGTATGCTCGACCGCCACCGCGTCCCCATTGTCGTCCGCCTTCAAGCCCGGCCACTTGACCGGAATGTAAATCAGCGGCTTGTCGAGAAGGTCGAACGACATGGGTTTCGCTCCGTCATTTCGTGGTGAAGATCACCTCGTCGTTACCGACATTCGGAAGCGCCGTCACGGGGATTGTCGCCATCGTTTCGCCGTCCTCGTTGGACAGCGACACGTCGCCCGTGATCTGGAGGCGGGGGCAATCCGCCTGCACGATGTTGCCGGCCGTGGTGCCATGGACGGCGGTCGCCGGCAGAGTCGCGCCGTTGCGGATCGTGGCGAACGGGTTGGCATTGGCGACCGTGATGTCGGGCACGCGCACCACCAACGTTCCGCTCCACGACCGGCCGCCGTAGTTGATACGGTCCTGCGGATTGATCAGCGACCGAAGCGCGAGCTGCGCATTGTCGCTCATCGTCCACGACCGCAGCGGGAAGGCATAGCCGCCCATGGTGAACGTCGAGACTTCCGTCGAAGCGATCAGCGGCGTTTGGTAGCCGGTCGGCACCAGCGCGGGCGGCGTCGCCTGATCGGCGAGCGAGGCCGGCGGCCGGCCCAGCATGTTGATCGAGAACACCGGGATTTCGTCGTCTTGGAACGTGAAGCCGACGCCGCCGCGCGTGCCGATCGCCTTCAGCAGCAGATCGTCGATGTACGTGTAGAAGGTGCCGGCCGCGATGCTGTCGGTCGCCGGGGAGATGGACACGCTCGACGCGCCCACGACCGGCGTGCCGAAGCCGCAGAACGCCAGAACCTTCATCCAGGGCGGGATGCCGGTGGCGGTGCCCGCGCCGATCCAGTCCATGTCGAACGACGCGCCTCGCCGGAAGCTGGCGAGCGCCACCGGGTCCGCGCCGAAGAACGCCTTTTCGAGCGTCCGGACCTTCTGGTCCGCGTTCATGAACGTCGGCGTGAAATTACGAACGAGCAGCGCGTCGGCGGCGACACCGGGCGCGGCATCCGTGCCCTCGGTCGTTTCCGCCTTGAGCAGGATCAGCTTCTTGTTCCAGTTCTTGATTGCGCCGGGCATCTGTTACGCCTCCGTGTTGGCGGGCGTACCCGCGTTGATGGCGTCGAGGATTTGCGCCTTGGTGGCGTTGCCCTCGATCGGGATTTGACGGGTCGCGGCCTCGTCGAGCAGCCGTTCCTTCGTCCAGTCCATGGACGGAGTGGCATCCGCTTCCGCCTTCGCCGCGTCGGCGCGCTCGGCGACTAGTCGCTCGCCGGTCGAAGCGATAGGTCATCGTCAACCAGCCCTTCCGGATCGGTCGTCTTGCCGGCGTCTGCCAGCGCCTCGGCGCGGAGGCGAGCGTTCAGCGGGAAACCGCCTTGCAGCGCGAAGCCGGTGGCCTCGTCGACTGCCGGCGGTTGGGTCTGGGGGGTATCATCTGCCATCGCTTCGGCTCCTGTGAAGTCGTCGCGGTGATACGTCCCGCCCCCCACGGGCGAAAGGGTACATTATGCCAGGGTGCTGACCACATAGCGGGTCGTGAACACCACCTCGGCCCACACGAAGCCGCCGCCGATCTGGACGACACGGAAGCGTACATAGTCCAGCGGCTTGCCCGCGCCATCCGGTTGCCAGCCGATGAACTGGCGGATCAGCGCGCGCTTGGCGGTGTCCACCACGTCTTTCGTGTCGCGCGCGAAACGGGCGCTGCTTTCGACGAACAGGATCGTCAGGTCGCAATCCACCTCCTGCACATGGCCGCCGCCTTCGTTGAGATAGCGGTTCGGCCGCGCGCGCTCGTCCGATATGGCGACGAACGCGGCGGGCGCGCTGGCGGGGATTTCTGCGTCCAGCGCCTCGGTCGCGGCGGTGATGTCGGCCACCGTCACGAAATAGGACAGCGCCTCCACGCGAGCGACGACAGTGGACAGGTCAACGCCGAAGTCGAGCGGGTCAGCCATTGGAGCGATCCTCTGCAAAAGTGGCGATCAGGCGGCGTTCCCAGGCGCTTTCGATGTTCGCCTCGTCGGCCTTGTCGATGCCGATGAACGGGCGAGCGGGCAGGTTGGTGATGCGGCCATGACCACGCACGGTGTACGTGACAGGCCGGCGCAGCGGTGCGCCGAACGCGCGGGTGACGGTGCGTTCATGGCGAACAACGACCGTCTGCCGGTGCGATCCAAACTGATTGGCGAGCGCCTTGACCGGGTTCTTGAGGCCGTCTGATCCCACCTCGACGTAATCGGGCCCGGTGTCGGCACGGATGCTCGCGAGGAGGTCGCCGGTATCATACAGGATGCGCGCTTTGTTCGGACCGGCAGGGCCGACCGCCTGCCGCACTTGTCGCTTAGTCTGCGCCCATGGGATGCCATCAGGTCCCCGCCCGGTGCGGAAACGCTCGACGGTGCTATCGAGCAGGACTTTCTTAGCATCCTCCATGAATGGCCGGATGTTGCCGCCGAGCGCGCGCATGTTGCGCAGGGCCGCCAACGGGCGCGACAGGCCGCTGCCCTCGAAGTCGATGCGGGTGGCGAAGCCCGCCACGTCAGCGCCTCCAGTTGGGCAGGCAACTGCCGCCGGTGAACGCGGACGTAAAGTCGTTCAGCACCTCGTTGGTGAAGGTCGGCGAAATGCGGTCGCCAAGGATCACGGGTGCGCCGCCGTCGATCGGTGCCGGCGCTTCGTCGCCTTCGGGGATGGGCAGGTTCAGCTTGCGGTTGGACAGGTCGCGCAGGTCGGCGCGCGCGCGGTCAGCCGCCAGCCGGATCGCTTCGGACACGCGCCCGGTGTTCGTCGCCAGTTGCTCCCGTGCAAGCGCCGCGACCCAGCCGCGCACGATTGGCGGGGCGTTCTCAAGCGGCGTCGTGTAGCGGGTGCCGATATAGGCGTCGACGGTCTGGGACTGATCCTCCAGCGCCTCGTCGATCTTGCCCTCGTCGTATTGCGCCGTCTGCCCCGGCGTGCGCGCCGTCTCGTTGGTCAGGTCGATCGTCTCGCGCGCGCCGAAGCGGCGGACGTAATCAGGAACGTCGATATACGGCATGGCGGCGGCTCCAAACGAAAACGGCACCCGAGCCATAGCCCAGGTGCCGCCTCAATGCGATATGCGCGCCGATCAGGCGGGGTTGCGGGCCGCCAGGATGGCTTGCACGCGCGCCGCGTTGGTGTCGGCACCGTCGAGGTTGACGCTTTCCTTCTCCGCCTGCGCGGTCAGGTCGGCGGTGTTCATGCGACCGAGCGCGCGTTCGTCGGGCAGGGTGGTGTCGCCGCTGCCGCTGTCGTCGCTGTCGTTCGTTTCGCTGCCGGCTTCGACACGCTCGCGGTGCCGGGTCACGCCTTCGCGCAACGCATCGTCGCTCATATCGCGCACCTGCGAATGGAAGGCGGCTAGCGCGGCGGACTCCAGTTCCGAGCGGGTCATGTCGCCCACGTCCTTGTCGGAACCCGACAGCGGCACGGGGAAGGTGGTCGGCGGCGTCTCGGCGATACGGCCCTGATCGCGCAGCACGCGCAGCACCTGCGGATGCGTGTCGTCGTCGATCGCTTCGCCGAGGGCGTACCGCTTGCCGGCGACATCCTCGCCATCGAACTGCGCGTAATAGTCGGTCATCGTAGCGGCTC